AGATACTTTAATTGAAGTAGTTCTGAAACTGTTTTGTTGAGTGGTTACCCAAGGATTGTCAGTAACGATAGAAACCGTTCCTGTTTGACCATAAGTGGCAGGTTGAGCAGTAGAGTTAGATCCACCAACCGTAATGTCAACCGTACCCGTTCCAGCAATCTCAGGCAACAATCTATGAATGTAAACTTTTGACGAGTAAGGTACTGGCCCTTTAGGTGTTTGCAGCACTACGTTGTTTCGCTCAAACAGTGCAGGAATAGGCTGTGAGTTGATAAAAGAGTTGCCAATGCCTGTCTGTATCAACTTAGAAGATTCAACGCCACCACGGGCGTATGTGACCGTTCTAGAGGCGTATTTAAACGTTCCATCAACCAACTTAGGTGCTTCTGTAGCATGACAAGCATTTGCAATGTCTTTGGGAGCATTCCACAAGTTCAAGTCATAGCGCCATGACAGCATCTTGTTGCACCAGCCAGTAGACGTTAAATCAGGATAGTAGATTTCAATCTGATTCTTTTGAGTGTTGTTCACCATAAACAACCGATTTGAATAGGTTGTACTCAGGTTGGTAAAAAAGTAATCTCGTACTTTTTGATTTCCCAAAGGTGAAAATTCAGAACCATTAAAAACCCAGATGTCTCGACTATCAACACCATAAACATTGGTGTCTGTATTTGACCAACAGTTGTTGTTTATCAACCCCCTACCTTGATTAAACAATCGAACACCAAAAACTGGTGTGGTGCTGTTTTGATAAGCAATAGGAGAGAAAACTACCGTATCCCAGTAAGAGCAAACATAAAAGTTGCCACCAAGAAAGAAGCCGTCAATGATAGGGCCGCGTACAGGAACCTCTTGTTCATTGGCAACGTTGCTAAGAGTAGGAACCCAAGTACCGGGAATGCCCGTATTGGCAAAAGCCTGTGACCAACGGACGGTAGTCGGGTAGTTAACAGTAGTTCCTGCTGTCAGATCTTCAGTAAGATTACCAGCAATCAGAATGTTACCTACGTTAGGTGAACAAAAGTTACGAACAAACCCAGCACGAGTAGCATTAACTCCGGGGGTGTAATTCCACTCTAAATCAGAGGTAATCGAAATCTCAGTATTCGTAGGAAGGAAATACATCGGATTACGAAGTCCGTCATTTATAAAGAAAACATTACCAACCCATGAGCTAGTAATGTTCACATTATCTGTATAACCTGTTAAAAAAACTGCTGGATTTGCACCTACTCCGGGTGTTATGTTAGAAATACCACTAGAAGTTAACATATACCACTTACCCTCACGGGTCGCAGCAATGTAAACCCATACAGCCTCACTTCTAAAGCCGCCATCCATAAATACTACGTTGCCGGGTATTGCAGATAGTAATTCTTGTTCACCAGAAATCTTTTTGATTCCACGAACATCACATTCAATATTACTTCCGTTGTTATATTCATTAATGCCCAAAGCATTAGATGGCACATCGGGAGTAAAGCTCATTCCTAAAAATGGTGTTCGTAATCTTTGGTAATCAGACATGAGGGCTTTCTTGGAGTTGGCTACATTTTACTCAGGTGCAACAGGCCATTCAATAGTCCAAGGAAAACCAGCTTGTGTTGTGATGTCACGCAATGCTTGACGATGCGTTGCCCATACCGTTGCGTCTACAGGTGAGTCAGCCAATTGAGTCCAATCACAGTCAGCCAGTTTGGTTTTACGTGAGGCGCGAACTGAAGTAGCTTGTTCAGCGTCCTTCTGGGCTTTGTATGCGGCTTCTTGTTCAGCGGCAGTTTGAGCTACTTCGGTTTCAGTTGCAGCACGGTCTGTGAAGATAGGGCCAGCAATGTACTTGGTGTACCACTTGTTATCAATGAACTCAACGCCCGAACGCTGGCTGTATTGGTATGGCGGTATTGTGGTGGCTTGTGGGCCTTCAAATACCGGGTCAAACCCGTACTGTGCCAGAAGTTCTGGTGTGATGGGCAAAGAGCAAATGTTACGGCTGAACTCAGTGCCGTACATCACGGCTCCTGTTTGTTTGTTTCTGATTTCCATGATTAACTCCTGTTATGCGATTGCGAGAAAGATGAATGTGCCGCCCGATGCGTTGATAGCTGCCGGTGCTGTCGATGATATTTCAAAGCCTGTAGCTGCGGTATCTACGTAGTCAGTAGTTGTCACTTCAGCGGCTGTGGAGTTAAGCAACAGATATGGATCATTACCAGCCACGATGCCACGAGCCGAATCCCAGACGTACCAATCACCTGTGCTGTCAGTGCGCTTGATGAGGACGAACCTAGCACCTGTAGTGAAGCCACACGCTATGGTTTGAGTACCACCTGTACCTGTGTAGGAGCCTACTTTGGAGACTCCGGGGCAGGTTGCGAAGAGGTAGGCTACAACAGGCAACGGATTACCTTTTGATGAACCACCACCGCCATTACGAATTCCAGTAGGATTTATTGTTGTTGCGTTAAAGTAGGAAGAATAAACAAGACTAGGTAAATAACCGCCAGAAGTTGTATTTACAGAGAGATTTCTAATATTTCCAGAATCATTAACAGCGCCCATCCAATTAGAAGCTACATCTCTTGTTTTGACAATAATTAGTTCAGGAGTAACGCCTAAATTGTGATTTACAAGGGTTCCATCAACAAACACATTCGTGCAAACCTCATCAAAGAAGCCGGGGGCGCGACGGAAGTTCCAATTGGCATAAGTTCTTGCACTGACGTTTGTAACTTGTATGGTTGGGTTAGTACCAAAAGTAATACCGTCCATATTAAAAGAGTTAACTTCGCCACTGGCTATGTATTCTGCACCATCATTATTGGTGGTTAGGTACGCATCTACGCCCCTAAGTTTGTCATACAGAAATCCTCCAGATGCATCGCTCCTACAAGCTCCAAGAAGCATATCTGGTGGAAAACTTAACCCTGTCGTACTTGAAACTGTTCCAGTTCCAGTTCTTGCAATTGGCGCAAACACACTCGTCCCCAACGTAGGCACTTTCATCGGGCCACGGCGGATGGCTATGTAGATGAAGTCAGATGAGGCGCCCCAATAAGCAGAGTCAATTTCAAACCCTGTAGCAGTGGTGCGTATTAACGCGCCTTCCGTCTCATATAAAGTCAAGTTAGGGTACAACAGGTTAGCACTACTAGAAGTAAATCCGCGCATATTGTCTGCCATGTTCCAGTTTTGCGTTGCGCTTGTTTTTTTCCACAAAACAAATTGAGGTTCATAACCAAGATCAACACTTACATAACCGCTTGCGGCAGTACTGAAGCTCCCACAACTCACCACATTGTCCTCCCCACTCTCTCCAAAGCCTCCTGCGTTGTGGGCGAATAGGTAGGCTACGTAGGTTTGACCGTTTTGATTGATTGTTGAATCAGTGCCCACTGTAAATACACTTGAAGTGGGGGCAGTGTTATTCCAAAAGGAAGCTGCATCGTATGCGAAGTAAGTGGAATTGAATGTCATTCCCTGAGTAGCGCCTAGCGACCGATGGTAAACAGACCAATCACTAACAGAACTTGTTGACTTAATCAGAATGAAGCCCGGAGCACTACCTAATGCATGACTAATCTGCCTACCAGCAACACCATCCCCCGTGTAGGTCACCACATCAAAGAACTTAGGCTGCTTGCGGAATGTCCATGAGGCGAGGCTGTCACCAGAAGCGTTAAGCCACCCTAAAGACGTTCCTACAGAAAATCCATTTGAGTTAAAAGCAGTCAGCGCATTTGTGACAACACCGAAGACGTTTTGTTCGTTTGCGGAATTGGAGGACAGATAGTTGTTAACGCCACGAGAAGTATCAAATAAGACGTGACTAACTGCTGCGCTTCTATCTTTAATCCAAACCAACCCACCCTCACCCGCCAGATCAATACCATTGGTGATCGTCTGGGTAGAGCCGTTGCCTGTGTAGAGGTAGGTGCTGAATACGTCTTCGATATAAGTGGCTTCAGCAGCAGCATTCCCCGCAGCAGCCTGTAAAGATTTCGCTAGAGTCATACGAAGTTCCCAACAACAGCACCGTACAAAGTTGTACCAATCTTCCAGAACACCAGAGCATCAGCAGCAGTGAGCGTTGGAGCCACGT